TTGGGCTGTTGCGACAAAAATCATTGGTACGGTGCCGGGTTCGGCTGGCGTGTAAAAACTTTCGTCAATTACCTTAACCTCAACACCTGGTGATGATAATGCCATGATAGTTTCTCCTTCAAATAAAGTGTTCTAATGTATTTATATGAATTCGATAAAGATTACCTAAAATACACCCAGAAAAAGGGGTTATAAAGGTGTGGTAAATACGTTATGAGACCATTATGTATATGCAAACAAAGACCTGCGGCAATTAATTATAAAAAGAATGGCAGAACCTTTTATAGAAAAAAGTGTGAAATTTGTTTGAAGCATGGACACGTAGGGTACGGTATTCCTAAATGGAAAATGGCCGGCTATGTAAAAAAGGATGTATGTGAAAAATGCAATTTTAAAAGTAAGCACAAAGAGCAGTTTAATGTGTTTCACATAGATGGTGATCTAAATAATTGCTTGCCTATGAATCTAAAAACAATATGTGCTAACTGTCAAAGACTTATGCAGAAACAAGGGATCCGTTGGAAACAAGGCGACCTTTTACCTGACTTTTAAGTTGTTCAATAGTTCCTTGGTTTTCAATAACTTCATTGAATGCAACATTAGCCCAGCGCCATTCTGATTCGTGTATTTCTTTCGGTTCCACCCCTATATCTTGGTACATTCTAAACCATACAGGATCAGGACCTCTACGTACACGCCAAACTTCTCCATATATGGTTTTAAGCATATTTGCTTCATTAGGAAAACGCACATCCGGAATAACAAAATTTGTATCTGGATTTCTAACTATTTCTTGTTTGATTACACTTACCCATATACCGTCATAAAAACCTTTACGCATACATTCTGTGCCAAATTCTTGTAGTATTAATCTTGGCGTAACAGTTCTACCAGTTTCTTTAGTCCAAAAACTATCAACAGTTTCTCTCCATTGTCTACTTTCTTCTGTGTCGCCTTCTAGCATTTGTCTGTCCCAACCAAATACGCTTGCTACACCGTCTTTGAGCTTGTCAGCAAAACTAATTTTTGTAAAATTGTGTTCATTTACTAAAATATCAGCAACAGTACCTTTACCACTACTGATCAATCCACAAATACCTATTACTTGCCTCATACAGTTAACTCCGATGTTCCGCCGCCTACGGTACCTCTAGCAAATAAATTAAACGCCAAACTGTATCTAGGGATATCAGTTTCGTTTGGCGTTACCATATGTTCTAAATGACTTGGAAAAATCACAATGTCTCCTTCGTTTGGTGTTATATAAAATTCATTTGTGTTAAATGCATTAGGCTCTTTAAAATTTACTCTTACAGTATCATGAAATAAATTGTAATATAAATGAGATTTTTGAAATACTATATCGCCTGCGCCTGGCGCATTTTGTATATAATAAACACCGCTTAACATTGAATTACTATGCCAATGAGTAGTATTATATTCACCTTTATCATGTCTGTTAATCCAACTGTTTTGTAATTCAAAAGTAACGTCGGATACTTTTAATTCTTCTGTAATGAATTTATTACAGCTATCAATAATTTTTTCTTTTAAGTTTTTTAGAGGCACTTCATCTAATATTTTTTTATTACCTGTATGATCGTGGCCTGCCGCTTCATGTGGATAATCTAGTTTGTAGACCCATTGTTTAGTCATATCATTAACTACACCTATATTTGAGTAGTATAATGGTATCGGAAATAAAGATGTTACTGTCATATGTTTACTCTTACTGAATTTTGTCCTAACGATCCTTTTGGAAAATAATTAAATGCCAAACTGTATCTATCTTGTTTATCTAAACTTTGTGCAACTTCATGTTCTAAGTGACTAGGAAATATTAAACAATCACCTGTAATAGGCTGTACTGTCCATGCACCTATAGTATATTGATTATAATTACCTTTAGTATCCGGACGTACATGTTCTGGAAAACTATTTAAATGTTGTCTATTTTTTTTAAAAGTTAGTGGATTAGAAGTTGGACCTACATCTGGATAATACACTCCACTTATAACTGCATTTGCATGATTGTGTAATACAATATCACTACCTGTATTCATTTTATTAATCCAACTTGTTGTTAATGTAAAGTCTACATCATCAACAACATCTAATACTGTGTGTGCAAAATAATGAACTGCTTGTTCAATAAGTGTTTTTAATCCTTGTAGTTTAGGTTGATTTAAAACATTAAATCCTCTCTCAGTTAGAGGTAATTCTTCTTCTCCGGAATAAGATGCTACAGCTGAACTAGGATAATCTAATTTTTTCATCCAAGCAAGTGTAATAGGATCAAGTGCTCCTAGATGTGTTTTCAATAGAGGTGTGGAAAATAAGGGTGTAATTTCATACTGCATGTATAAAATATACAATAAAAAAATTAGTTTGTCAAGTGTTTTTTAACCTATTGTGAATCCATATCCCATGCCACCAGGTATTGCTGTGCTTACTTCTGCTTCTAATTTTTCCATTTCAGCTTGTGCTTCAGCTTTTAGTGCATCACCATTAAGTGCTGATCCACCTTGTGGTCCAGCAATAGTAGCAAATTTACTACGTGCTTCACCAAGCATGTATTTACACGTAGCAAGTGTATAATCTTTTATCCATTGTTTTGCAAGATAATCTTCCAATAATTGTTCATCTGGACGATAGTTATATGCAAAAAGTAAAAGTGTTTCTTCTGTTCTAGGTCTTTGTAAAAGTGTCAGTTCTTTAGTTGTTGTATTCCATTTGAATTCTATAAAAGAACCAAACATTCTACCTACTAATTCTTGATATTGACTAAACAAATCGTATGTAGCAAGTCCGCCCATGTTAGATGAACTAAGCAAATATGTATTTGTGTATGCCATATTAAATGGTTCGAATAAAGTACCACCGTCGCCTCCACCTGTGCGTGAACCAATTGAACGTCTAAATAATCTTCTAACTTCAATTACGTTTTGTGGAAGAACATATGTATTCTGGTCTTCTACAGTTGGCATAAAAAGATAAGACTCTTCAACTGAGTTGTCAGATCTTTGTCTAAATCTTGATAGTGCTTTGTCTAATGCTGTTTCGTAATGTGCAGGATCTAACTCCACATCAACCATACCACCGCCTAAAAGGGTGTAAACATAATCATATACTTCTTGTTTTTTTGTTGCTAGTGTAGCCATAAAACTTTCTCCACTAGTATTTATCGTTACGATAAATATGTATATGCCAAGACTATCTTTATATAAACCAGAAAAAGGCAAGGATTACAACTTTTTAGACAAGCAAATCCTTGAAATGTTTACCGTAGGCGGTACAGATATACATGTCCATAAGTATTTAGGACCTTCAAATCCTGATGAAGCTAATGCTACTGCTGATCAGCCTAGATATAATGCAGTAAAAGAAACTAATATACAAGATATGTTGTTTTTAGAAAATAGAGATAGAAAATACGATCCAGACATCTATACAATGAGAGCAATATACAATGTAAATGACATAGATTTTGACCTTAGTCAATTTGGATTATTTTTGCAAAATGATACACTGTTTATGACTGTTCATATTAACAGTAGTGTAAAGACTCTTGGTAGAAAAATTATGAGCGGTGATGTAATAGAACTACCTCATTTAAAAGACGAATATGCACTAAATGACTATTCGTTTGCTCTTAAAAGATTTTATGTTGTTGAAGATGTTAACAGAGCGGCTGAAGGATTTTCACCAACTTGGTATCCACATTTGTATAGAATGAAATTAAAACAAATTGTTGATTCACAAGAATTCAAAGAAATACTTGATTTACCTGCAGAAGAAGGTTCGGATAATACACTTAGAGATCTGCTTTCAACTTATGAAAAAGAAATGCAAATTAACAATGCAGTAATAGAACAAGCTGAAGCTGATGCAAGTAAATCTGGATATGACATTACAAACTTTTACACACTTAGTACGAATGATGATGGTTCTGTTGCTTTACAAACTGCTGATGAAACTGATATAGACGCTAGTGGAATAAACACAACTACAGACGAAATAGCTGATAGACCTGATAGACATGGATATAAAGGATACTTGTTAGGCGTTGAAGATGCGCCAAACGGAGCACCTTACGGCATGGGAATTCAATTTCCTAATCAGCCATTAGAAGGTGATTACTTCTTAAGGACAGATTTTATGCCAAAAAGATTGTTTAAATATACAAATAATAGATGGATGAAATTACAAGACGGTGTAAGGACAGATTTAACAAACACAGATACAAAAGATACACAAAAAGGTACCTTTGTTAACAATACAAAAACAAGTACAATTGGTGGTGAACAAGTCCAAGAAAGACAGAGCTTATCAAAAGCACTTAGACCTAAGGCAGATAATTAATGCAACATTTTTACGATGCACAAATAAGACGTTATGTAACACAAATGGTGAGATTGTTTAGTAATTTCTCTGTTAAAGATGGTAGTGGTACACTAAAACAAGTACCGGTTATGTACGGAGATCTTACAAGACAAGTTGCAAACATTATTAGAGATAATAGTGAAAACAAAATACCCACTGCTCCTAGAATAGCTGTTTATATTACAGGTTTAGAAATGGACAGAACTAGAACTGCTGATTCAAGTTATATCAATAAAGTTAATATAAGAGAACGTGCATATGACGAGAACAATAATGAATATCTTAAATATCAAGGTAAAAATTATACAGTAGAAAGACTTCAACCAAGTCCATACACATTACGTATGAGTGTAGACATATGGGCAACAAACACGGATCAAAAATTACAAATAATGGAACAGATACTTATGCTGTTTAATCCTAGTTTAGAAATACAAACCACAGATAACTATATTGACTGGACAAGTTTAAGTGTAGTTAACATGGAAGGTATAACTTTTAGTACAAGGAGTATACCTGTAGGGGTTGACAGTGAGATAGATGTAGGAAAATTAGATTTCAGTACACCAATTTACATTTCACCTCCAGTAAAAGTAAAACGCTTAGGTGTTATCACAAATATAATTACAAGTATATTTGATGAAAAAACAGGAACGATTGATTTAAGTTTAAGTATGCCAGAATTAAACAGATACGATGATTCTATAGTGCCAGGTGCAACAGGTAATCCTGCTGAAATAGGTACATTAGGTACAGATGCAGAAGTTATTGCATCCACTTATCAAGGATTTGGATTGTATGTAACTGGTAATATAATTCAACTTGTTAAAAATGGAAGAGTTGGCGAATCAAATTGGCGTCAAATTCTAGAATCATATCCTGGACAATACCAAGATGATATTAGTAGAGTTTATATTAGAAAATTAGATGAATCACAAGAAGTTACAGGTACAATAAGTATTAATCCAAACGATGAAACAGAAATGGTTATAAATTGGGATATAGATACATTTCCTAGTAATTCAATTATCGAAGGTCCTGCAAGACAAAATGCACAATGGACGTCAATTGATTACATTGTAGATCCTACAAAAACACCACCTACTAATATGAAAGGTATTGGTGCAAGGATATTATTGTTAGATAGCATAGGAGATGCAAGTAATACAGATGGTCCAGATGCTTGGAAAAATGGTAACGGCACTGATTTCTTAGCTGATAAAAATGATATTATAGAGTGGACTGGTACTGAATGGCAAATAGTATTTGATGCAAGCGAAACAACAGATGTTACATACACTACAAATCTTAATACTGGTGTACAATATCGTTGGAATAGCGAAGAATGGCTACTAAGTGTAGAAGGTCTGTATCCAAGAGGCACTTGGCGCATAAGTCTTAACGGCTAATTAATTACATGAACAAGATTATTTGCAGTGGAACTCTGTTTTATTCTCTATCCACAAAGAGATATCTATTACTTCGTAGGACAAATACTAAGCAAAAAAATGTTTGGGGATTAGTAGGCGGTACTAACGAAAATAGCGAAACTCCTTGGGAGGCACTAAAACGTGAAATAAAAGAAGAAATTGGACAGATCCCTGATATTAAAAAAACAATTCCATTAGAAACATTTATATCAACTGATCAAAAATTCTTCTTTCACACATATTTGTGTGTTATAGATAATGAGTTTATTCCAATATTAAATGATGAACACGACGGCTATGCTTGGGTAAAAAGCGGAAGTTGGCCTAAACCATTACACCAAGGATTACGGAATACATTGAATAGTAAAGTTAATCAAAATAAGTTAGAAACTTTAACAAAAGTGCTTGATTTACTTTCTTAAATGTAGTATAATAAGTTATGAAAGTTTTAGTAATTGGTGATATAATAATAGACAAATACATATATGGAACAAGCACACGTTTGAGTCCAGAAGCACCAGTGCCTGTTGTATCACAAGAAAGAATTGTAGAAACTATTGGTGGTGCAGGATTAGTATACGAGAACTTGAAAAGTTTAGGTGTTAATGTAGATCTATTTAATTACCAAGGACATAACAGTGTTAAGACTAGAGTAATTTGTGACGGGCATTACATCACACGTATAGATGATGACAAAGATGCAGATTCGGGTGCTGTATTAGAGCAAATAAAACAATCAGATTTTTCTAGTTACGATATTGTAGTTTTAAGTGACTATGATAAAGGTGTATTAGATAATTCCAAAAAAATTATAAAACATATTAACAAATTTAATTGTAAAATAATTGTAGATCCAAAACGTTACGCTCATGATTACGAAGGAGCTTGGTTAGTAAAACCTAATTATAATGAATTTACTAATTTTGAATTTGATGAGTGGAAAGGCAATATCATTACTACAGATGCAGGTAATAATGTTATTGCAAAAATAGAAGACAAAGAATATGATATGTCTGTAGAAACAGTTGAAGTATCTGATGTAACAGGCGCAGGTGATTGTTTTATAGCAGGATTTGTGTATGCTCTTACTAAAGAGTACGATTATAAAAAATGTTTAGAACTTGCTATACGAGGTTCTTCTGAAAGTGTAAAACATTTAGGCACGTATATTTTAACTGAAAAAGATCTACAAAAGCGTGTTGTATTCACAAATGGTTGTTTTGATGTTTTGCATAAAGGACATTTAACATTACTAAAAGAAGCTAGAAGTTTAGGTGATAAACTTATAGTAGGAGTAAACAGTGACGGTAGTGTGAAACGACTTAAAGGAAGTGATCGTCCTATTAACGATGTTGCAACAAGAGTAGCACAACTAGAAGTACTACCATGGATCGACGAAGTGCATACATTTACTGAAGATACTCCATATGAATTAATAAAAAAATTAAAGCCTGATCTTATAGTTAAAGGCGGAGATTACACTGTAGAAGAAATTGTAGGGCACGATTTAGCACCAGTGCATATTGTTCCTACAGTAAAAGGATTTTCTACAACAGCAACATTAGAGAAAATAAATGAGTTATAAAATTTTAATTACTGGTGCCGCAGGTTTTATTGGTAAAAATTTAAAAAATTACCTTATGTCTAAAGGACACGGCATTGCTGAATACAATGAACCTACATTGAATGTAGTGCCAGATTGTAGTCAATTTGATAAAGTTATACACATGGGTGCAATTAGTAGCACAACAGAAA